TGCCTGTTTCCCGTCTCCTCGGGATGATTCAATTTTGTATGTTCCATAGGCGATGTCCAGGCCGGAAAAAATCGCTTTGAACCTGGTGATGTCGGTCATTTCTTCTTTCTAGTGCAGGTGGGGGACACGGTGCGGTTTACTATCCTCTTGCTACCACGGTAATTGCAAATCCCATGGCTTCCCGCTTCGGACAAGGTCAGACACATGCTAAACCCGGGTGGTCCAACGAGCCGCATGTGTCCCCCAAAACTCAGAATGGAGCTGGACCGTTACCGGTAGCCCCAGTTTCACTTTCGTGCTTCACTTTCACATCACCAGCGCCGACCGACTGCGCAAATGATTTGGCCGCGTTGTACACATCAGCGGACTCGACAGGGCCGGTACGCTCAACTTCCCAACCAAACCACTTGCCTTTGTCGTTGGACTCGGCAACGGTGGAGAGCTTGTACAACTGGCTGTACATCGGAGGCGTGAACAAACCGTTCTTGCCGGACAGCTTCACCGACTGCATCATGGAATTCCACTTGCGGCTCTTTTTGAGCTGCGTGGACTTCATGGTGATCAATGCAGGCTCTGGAATACCAGACTCGCTGATCAGCATCACGTAGTAGTTTGCCGTGTTCTCAATGTAGTTACCGTTGTCCAGGTAGTCCTTGTTGTCGCCTGGCTCTTTGTGAGTCTGCGACAGGATGTCACTGGTTGCGGGATAAATGTGCACAGGTGCACCGCTGCCTTGGCCACGTGGTGCCCATTCGATGTACTGACGCACGTATGCGCAAGGTACAACGCTGATGCCACGCTTGCCGTCAAACAGCTCGCCTGTGACTGAATTGAGGATCATGCCTGGGAGGGCACCATCCACTTCACCAACTTCAGGGCTGGTGCTTGTCAGCAAACGCAGGAACGGCAGTGCATAGTCGTCCTGTGTCATGCCGTCAAAGCCGGCTCCAGCGTCCTGTTCCAGGTCGCTCATGATTGCCAATGCGGTATTGGCATTCTTCTCCGCGATTTCGTTCTTAGCCATGATTCGTGATCCTTGTTTAGTTTGATTTGATGATTGCTTTTTGGCCAATGAATACGCCAAAAAGTTCTGTGTCGACGGCTTCACCCTTTTCGACACGCTCTTTAACCCAGGCCTTGAGGGTCTGGGGTTCTATCTTCTGTGCTTGCTCGGCAGGGTAGCCTTGCTCGCCCAGGAGATTCAGTAGACGAACTGAAAGCTCGTCTTCACCGCGACCGAAACGGACGCTGATGGTGTTCTTGATGATGTCGTCAAAGCCGTGGTCGCGCAGCCACTGGTACGCTTCGGTTTGACGTGCTTTTGGAATGCTCGCTCCGTAGAACGGCTTGATGTCGATTGCAGAGCCATCCTCCATCACAAACTTCTTCATCCCGGTTTCGGCCATGGCCTCTGGGATAGTTTGCTCAGTGAGCTTTCGGTACTGCTCGGCACGCTCCTTGAGTGTCTCTTCCATCTCAGAAATCTCTTTTTCCAAGAGCTTTGCACGACGGGCGAGACCAGCGATACCAGATACCTGGTCGTCAGATACCTTCAAGGCACCTGCGTCATCTTCAAATAAATTCGTAAGACTCATCTAATTCTCCTTTCTTGAACAAATCAACCTCCAATGGAATGTAGCGGCGTTCGCGTTTATCCCACTTGAGACACTTAAAGCGGCCGTTATTTTTAGCGGCAGCTACTGCACAGGCAATGCCTATGGCAGAGGGGTCTCCAATGAGGAGCAAGAAGTCCTCATCGGAAAATTTTTCCAACTTGCGCTGGATGCGGCGTACTGTAGGTACAACGGAGAAAGCGATCTGAGCATTCGGCGGCAGAATAGTTTCAATCTGGCCATAGTCCAGAGCGCTTGCAATGTTGTGCGTAGTAGTCTCCGAGACGACGTAGACCTTTGGCACGTGAATTTCTCCTTTCTGAATTCGAGCGACCAGTGTACACTATCTTTTCAGGGCTTTGCAACCCCCTGCAAGAAAGAAGAACACATGGACCAATTTTTATCGACCTATCCCTTTAAGAACAAGCCTTTCGTTCATCAACAGGCTTACCTTCAGCGCTTCTGGGATTACCCAGTAGCAGCCCTTTTTGCCGACATGGGCACAGGCAAAAGTTTCATGCTGATCAACAACGTGGCGATGCTCTATGACAAGGGCAAGCTCAACGGGTTTTTGATCGTAGCACCAAAGGGCGTCTACCGTAATTGGTTCGACACTGAAATCCCTAAGCACTTACCCGACCACGTCGTCTACCGAATGGCGATCTGGTCACCCACGCCTCGCAAGGCCGAACAAAAGGCTTTGGACGAACTCTTCACAGTCACTGAAGATTTAAAAATCTTGGTGATGAACGTCGAGGCATTCAGCACTGCCAAGGGCACCGCATTTGCCAAGCGTTTTTTGCTTGTGCACAACGCAATGATGGCGATCGACGAGAGCACCACCATCAAGACGCACACTTCTGCGCGCAGCAAGAACACTGAGAAGGTGGGCCGTGGCGCGCGGTACAGGCGCATCCTCACGGGCTCCCCGGTCACCAAGAGCCCGATGGACCTTTACCAGCAGTGTGCATTCTTGTCCGACGGCTGCCTGAATGTGAGCAGCTTCTATGTGTTCCAGGCTCGCTACTGCGTCACCGTGGAGCGCCAGCTCAACACACACAGCTTCAAGCAAGTCGTGGGCTACAGACGTCTGGACGAGTTGAAAGAAAAGCTCGACCGCTTTGCGTACCGCGTGAAGAAAGAAGAGTGCCTGGACCTGCCTGACAAACTGTACGTTAAGCGGGAGGTTGACCTGACGCCCGAGCAGCAAAAGGCCTACAACGAAATGAAGGCCTATGCCATGGCCCAGATTGAAGGCGGCCTGGTGAGCACTGTGAATGCGCTCACGCAGATCATGCGGCTGCACCAGATTGTTTGTGGCCACGTCAAACTCGATGACGGAACCGTAATGGAGTTGCCCAACAAACGCATGGACGAGCTGTTGGCTGTTGTTGAAGAGACGGATGGCAAGATCATCATCTGGGCCAACTACCGTCACGACATTGAGGCCATCAAGATTGCGCTGGCCAAAGAGTACGGCATGAATTCAGTGGGCACCTACTACGGCGACACCGACGGCGACGAGCGCAAGCGCGTGGTTGAAGAGTTTCAAAAGCCTGGCAGCGACATGCGCTTCTTTGTCGGCAACCCCAGCACCGGTGGCTACGGTTTGACGCTCACAGCTGCGCACACAATGGTCTACTACAGCAACAGCTTTGACTTGGAAAAGCGCCTGCAGTCTGAGGACCGCGCACACCGCATTGGCCAGACAAAGAACGTCACCTACATTGACCTGATTGCCGTGGGCACCGTGGACGAGAAGATTGTCAAGGCGCTGCGCAGCAAGATTGACATCGCAACTCAAGTGCTCGGAGAGGAAATCAAAGCATGGCTCATCTGATCCCCTGGTCGACGCCCTATGTGTACGAAAAGCTCGAGCGAATCGACAGTCCAAACGGACGTCTTTACAAACTCGACGAAAACGTACACGTCCCGTCGGTCACCACCGTGCTTGACCGCACAAAGGACAAGACGGCGCTCAAGGAATGGGCCCATCGTGTTGGCCAAGCTGAGGCTGATCGGCAAAAGGAAGAAGCGGCCTACATCGGCACCTGGATGCACGCCACACTGGAGCACATCCTGGAGGGAAAGCCGCTGTCCTTGGGCCGTGATTGGAAGGCCATGAAAGGCCATCACATGGCGTTCACCCTGGCCAACCGGTATTTCGGTGCGATCTCTGAAATCCACGGCTCCGAGGTGGGGCTGTACTACAAGGACCGCTACGCTGGCACGACCGACCTGGTGGCCACGTACCGTGGCAAGCTGGCCATCATTGACTTCAAGCAGTCCGTCAAGCCTAAGCGCCACGAGTACATCACCGACTATTTCCACCAACTCGCGGCCTATGCAGTGGCGCACGACTGGAGGCATGGCACGTCAATTGACTATGCCGCTGTGCTCATTGCTGTGCAGGATGGGACGACGCAGGAGTTCACCACCACCGGCCGAGAATTCCAAGAATTCAAGGCACAGTGGATGGAGAGGCTTATTGCTTCGGAGGTTGTTGACCGCCCACCATCGGACTGATGGGGTCAAACGGGAACAGCGACTGGAACATGCTGCGGCTGTCGCCACCAGCGGGTGCTGCAGGTCCGGGACCAGGCTTTGCTGGGCCAGTCTGCTTGCCAAAACCAGGAACACCACGCGTGCTCGGTGCCGTAGGCAACTGACGCAGCTGCATTGCAGCGATGCTGTTGCCGGGCACGGCCATTGACAGTGGCGGTGGAGCAGGTGGCTCTTCAAAGTTGGCGTAGTTCAAGCCGGCAGCGCCCATGTAGGAGTGCAGCGAACGAGCGATTCTGATCTTGTCAGCCTCGGTGCGTCCTTTTTGCAGCAACAACGCCATGAGCTTGGGGTCCTGGGCTGCTTGTTCGATGATGTTGCGCGTCGAGATGGTTGGCATCTTGTCAAAGATTTGACGGATGGCCTTGGAGCCAGCAGAAGCAGCAATCAGCGAGTTGGGGCCACCGCCCGAGGCAGTCGTACCAATCTTGGAGCCTAAAACACGCATGGCCAAGTCGGTCACAGCGTCCGCGCCCTCTACCACGGTGTCCAGCGTACGGCCGTTGTTCATCGCGTCTTCTATGCGCAGCATCGGGTTGATGAGCGAGCGCAGGTTCTTCACCTCCGTCAGCGTCATCAAGCCGTTGGCACGCATGATGTTGACCAGGCTTGGCTGGTTTGGTGCGATGGGCTTGAACAAGGCCTCGTCAAACGCCTGGGCGTTGAACTTGGTGCCGCCGCCTGCCTTGGTGTAGGCATAGTCGTACAGAGAGGACTTCAGGCCGTTGACTGCGTCAGCGCCACCAGCAGAAGCCATCTTGGTCATGTTGCCAATGGTCTTGACGGGAAACTTGCTGTTCAGAGCGTCGTTGATGGCCGCTGTTGGGCTTTCAAACTTGAGCACCTGGTTAAACGCAGTCTGGCCACGAATGGTTTTGTTCATCGCGCTGTTTTGCTCAATGACAGAGCGCAGTGCGTTCTCGGCCTTGACGGCATCGTCCAGGTCGTTGGTGATGCCCATCTTGTCCAGCATCGTCTTGTTCTCAGACACAAACTTTGTCAGTGCCTTTGCGTTCAAGCGACCGGTAGTTGGGTCCACAGTCTTGTTGGCAGCCAGACGCAGCACGCGCTCTTGCGCATCCTGGATCGACACAACCTGCTTGTCTGCCAGCTCTGCCATGGGCTTTAAAGCCTGGGCCTGTGCGCTGCGCTTACCGAAGCGGTTGACGGCATCGTCGTACTGATTGCGCATGAACTTCACTGCGCCTTCAATCTCATCCATGCGCTGCGCTGTCACGTCTGCATTCGCGCCAAAGGCGCGCTGCACCAGGATTTCAGCGGGCATGCGCTCGGCACCGGCCTTGGTCACGTCACCGGTGATGGTGGCGGTCTTGGCAAAGGTGCGGGTGAACACGTCGTTCAGTGACTTGGAGAACTGACGTGCGTTGTCAAACATCGGGTTCTTGATGTCGCTCAAGTCCTTGAGCATGCCTTCAGCCAGCGCGCCGTAGAAGTCAGCGTTGCCCATCTCACCACGACCAGCAGCCTCACGCGCCATCTTCAAAAGCGTGGAGCGGTAATTGACCAGCTCATCCACGCCAATCTCGCTGACGTTGGGCTTGTAGCCGTAGGGAACCTTCTTGGTCTCAAGATACTCTTCAGTGACCTTACCAGACTTGAAGCGCTGCACAGCGTCTTTGTCCACGCGCAGCGATTCCATGATCTTGCGCACAGGCGCAGGAATGGCGTCTTCGTACAAGGCCTCACCGACGTTGGCTGCACGTGTCAGGAACACGTCAGCAGTGGAGTTTGGCTTGACCACTGGTGCCTTGAGTATCGGCTGCTTGATCGTGATCATGGGCCATGTGCCCGTGCGGTCATAAATGCGCTGTGCCTCAGCGCCTTCCATGGGCACTTTGTTCGTGCGAACAGAAGACACAGGTTTGGTCATGCCCTCAATGGCCGCATTCCACAGCTCAGACTCATAGTCACGTGCCTGGCGCAAGGCAAGCTCTGTCTCGGTCTTGACGATGTCACCAATCTGGCGACGGGCAGCAGGTGTGTCCTTGGTGATGCGGCCGATCTTCAGCGCAGCATCAGCATCAGCGGCTGCCAGGCGGCCGTCCAACATTCCGTTGAACATGGTCTCGCGCATCTGGGCAGCTTGACGCAAAGCAGCAGGATCGCCGACGTCTTTCAAGCGGTCAATCAGCAGCTGGTAAGCACGCAAAGACTGACGACCTTGCTCGGAGCTTTCACCAGCAAAACGAGCGTGGTGGCGACCCAAAGCATTCTCAAGCTCTGTCAAGCCAAGATTGCCTGTTTTCTGCGCAGCAGTGGGGGTTGTTACGCCCCCAGGCAATGGTGCTTCGAGGGCCTTGATCAGTCGTGGGATGTCCGTGCCGTTCTCTTCCAAGATGGTGTAGAGGCGGTTCGCGGCCCGTGCTTCACGGCCACTTTGTGTGGCAGCAGAACGCAAGTTGCTCAATACGCTGCCAGCGGTTGTCGTTGCGTTGAGCAGCAAACGGCCAGGAGCGAACATGCCGCCGCCAATCTCCGCTGTCAATCGTGTGCCAGGAGAATCTGGGGCATAGGCCACAGCAGTGCCTCCAGCAATGCCAGCGCTTGCGGCACCCAAGCCTTCAGTGGTCAAAAACAGTTTTGGGTTGGCGCGAGCAGAGGTGCCAATGGCCGATATGAATCGACTCACACGTGTCCCTGTCATCTCAGGCAGGCCAAAGGCCACTGGAGCGGCTGCAATGGACGAGCCAAAGGTGATGCCGCCTTCGCGGTAAGGGATCAAGTCTTCGCGGCTGACAGCGGGAAAGAATTTGTCCAGCTCTTGGCCAAACAGGTAGCCCGCACCCATGCCTGCTGCCGTGGTGACAACAGGGATTGCACCGGCCCATGGGCCGATGAACGGAGCGGCGGCTGTTGCCATAGGCATGCCCAAACGAAAGCCTGCCATGCCGCCATAGGCCACGGGGGAATCACGTGCCGCACCTTGTGCAGTGCCCACGCCAATTTCGTAGAGCTTGCTGCCAGGTGTTGGAGACTCAGAAGCAGACAGCGCCTCCAGGTCTTGCGACGCGGTGGTGCCTGGACGCGCCAGTCCCACAGGAGGCGTGGTGGTCAGTATCTCAGACGTCTTCTGGCCTTGGCCAAGTGGCGCTGACAGGGCGTTCAGTTTGTCAAGTTGGTCTGCCATTTATTGCCTCACTCGTGGCTGTGTTCCATTCCAAAGGAAGGGCGTGCCAGTTGGCAACTTCTGCACTTCCTCGACTGAATATACCCGTGTTGGCACACCCAAAATCTTACGGAAGTTGGTGATGGCTTGAACAGTGTTCAATGCCTCGCCTCGGGCCTTGCTTGTAGCCTCTTGGCTCTTGGCAAACGCATCAGCTTCACGGATTTTGGTGGCCAAGAAGTCGTCCACACCGATCATGCGGTTACGCAAGCCTTCAGGATCATCAAAGAATCGCGGTCCGATGTCCACTTCGCCCTCAATTGCTTCGCGTTCGCGCTGGGCAAACACAGGACTGTTTTGAAGGTTTTTGACAAGCTCTCGAACTGCGCCGTTGACAAAGGTGCGGGCTTGCTGCACTTCAGGAGCGACGCCACCAAGGCCTGGAATGCGTGAAACGCCGGACTGAATAGCAGGCAGAGGTCCTGCAATGAACGAACTTTGATTCCAGATGGTCCGTGGTTCGGGAGCCGGGGCTGGCGCAGCGGCTGCACCAGGCGTAGCGGTTGCGTCCACTTTGCCAGGAGGCGCAACAGGTGTGACCGTTGCAGCTGAACCGCCCGCAGGGGCCGCCGCAGGAGCAGCAGGACCTGCAGGCGCAGCAGATGGCACACCCATCTTGCGTGTTTTGAGCGCTGTCTTGACAAAGTCAGGCAGCGGATTTTGCTGTGAGCGGTAGCTGATTGCACCGGTGATTGGGTCACTGACTTGAATTTGCGTTGGACGTGTGTAATCACTCACTGCCGTCAAGAAGTAACGGTCCTGCTCTTCAGTGGTCTTGCCAGCTGCAAAGTCAGGAGACAGCTTGACAAACAGCTCCAAAGCACCGCCTTCACGGCCGCTGCCAAAGGGGCTCTTGCCCTTACCTTCGGACTTGAGAATGTCAGCGTAGAACTTGCGCTGAGTCTCCATGACCTTGATGTTGTTTGTCTTGGCTGCTTCGACTTCCTTCTCAGCCGCCTGCAGGCCCAAGAGCTTGAGCTGGCGCTGCTCTTTGTCAGTCTGTGCAATGAAGCCTGCCATCTCGCCGGGCAGTGTGCGTGCAGCACCGGCCAAGCGAGCACCAAAGCCACCACGCAATGGGCGTCCCTGGTCATCGGTATTGGCACCAAAGTTAAAGGCCCGTTGTCCGAGGGCCATGAGCATTTGAGCTTGGCGAGAGTCGCCGCTGTCGCCCAAGATTTGTTTGTACAGCTTGGCACGATCTTCCGATGTTTTGGCCAAGTCAGGCACTGCCATCGGTTTTTGAGCCAACATGGCATTCATGTTGGCACGTGCACGCTCCACCAGGTCACGTGGGTACGTACCTGCTGGGGGAACGGAGGAGGACTCGCTTCCATCGGCAGGGGTCACGCCTTCCTCATCAGACCCTACCTGAAAATTTTGAACATACCCACCACGGGCCATGGCCACAGGAGGTTGATCAGACGGAGGCATACCAGCGCCAGGAGGCATTGGGGGAGCACCTGCACCACCTGGAGCACCGCCGCCCAGACCTGCCATCAGCTCGGCGATACCGCCCTGCTGTGGAGGTGGAGGCATGCCTGCGTCAGGAGGCATTGGGGGCATACCAGGAGGAGGCATACCTGGAGCACCGCCCATCATTGGGGGCTGTGGCCCTTGGGCCATGTCTTGTGATTGAGGCAACGCGCCAATACCGCCACCGCCTTGTTGTGCCAACACTGGCTGCAACATCGCGAGCACCTGGTCAGGTGTTTCCCTGGCAGCTTGGTAGCCTACGAGGTCAGCCAGCTCATCGCGACGAGCGTCAACAGAGCGCATGTCGCCCCGCAGGTTGTTCATCAGGATTTCTGGGGTGTCTGGACGACGGTCCATCATTGCTTGAGGATCGTCATCGCCCTCGTCATCACCTTCATCGGCCATGGAGTCCATGAAGCCTTGCATGATTCCAGTGTTTTCGACGTCGTCGTCCATTTCCATCATCTTTTTGTTCATATTGACCTCTTAGAAAAGACCAGCCTTTTTGGCACCAGCGGCTGTCGCCACCGCGCCCAAACCAATGCCCACGGCCTGCTGGAATGGGCTTGCCGTAGGCTGACTTGCAACCTGTGTGGACATCTGGCTGGACGGTGCGCCCTTGTAGATGTCCGACAAGAAGCCGGCTTGCTGATACGGTGCGTAAACCTTTTGCAACTCGGAGGCGCGCTGCGCGTCCAGCGTTTGCTGGTTGAACGCTTGCTGCGACTGGCCGACGTTGTATAAGAAGTTGATGTCGCCTTGCTGCAGAGCTTGAGCGGTTTGGCCCAAAGCACCTTGCTGCACGCCAAGCTGGCCAAGCTGACCACCAAGAGCGCCGAGGCCCTGGGCTTGCTGCTGGCCAATGCCAAACTGCTGCGTGGCCAACTGGCCGATACCTTGGCCAAGGCCTTGGAACTGCTGTGCTTGCTGGCCGTAGATGCCTGCGGCAGTTTGAGCTGCTTGATTGCGAGCCTGAGCTTGCTGCAGCATTGCGTTGGAGATATTCTGGTTGATGGCAGCCTCTTGGCCAGCCAATGCGCCGCCTTGAGAAGCCAGGTTGCCGTACTGCTGTGCGGCCTGCATGTATTGACCGGCTGCGCCTTGGCCAAGCTGTGCTTGTTGCACGCCGAGCTGGCCCAGGCCTTGACCTGCGGCCACTTGGTTTTGAGCCAAGTTACCGTACAAGCCTGCTGCGCCCTGGCCCAACTGAGCCTGCTGCAATGCCTGCTGGCCAACAGTGGTGCCTGTCTGCATCTGACGCTGTTGTTGCTGCTCAAACGTGGCCATGGCATTCGCCTGAGCCTGGTTGTAGCCTTGAGACAAGAGGTTGGCGATCGTGGACGCCTTTTGGTCCATGATGTTGCGCTGCATCTCAGCACGCTGAACACCTTCACGCTCGCCACCAAACGCGCCAGACCTTACAGCCTGCGCTGCCAAGCCTTGGCCAGCGATCGCACCTTGGCGATCCATCTGACGCATGGTCTCGTCAATGACCTGCTGGCGATAGGGGTCCATGAAGTTCTGGGCAGAGGCAGGGTTGTAGCCCCGCGCTGCGCCAGCCATCAGAGCCTGTGAGCCGCCCAAGTTGGCTGCGCCTGAGCCAAGCGCCAGCTGCTGGGCTTGAGTCAAACCGCCAATGCCTTGAGCAATCGCTGCCGTTGCAGGCTGCAAGTTGGCTTGGCTGGACATGGCGGCCATGTTCTGGGCCGTGGCCAGTGATCCGAGGCCCGTGTTCAGGTCTTGACGCGCCGCGCCAAACTGACCGGTGGTGTCAGATGCTGCTGCACGCTGCGCGGCCAGGTCAAGATAGCCCAGGCCTTGGTTGATCTGGCCAATGCCGGAGGTGATGTTGGCCGTGGCCCCACCAGCTTGGCCCATGGCTTTCTGAGCATCAGTGAACTGATTGCGGGTGTCCGCACCGCGCATCATGTCTGCTGCTTCAGCGGTGGTGCTGTACGCGCCGCCAAGTGCCTGGTTGGCAGCTGTCATGTAGGGCGTAAATGCGCCTACACCCTGCTGTTCAGTGGCCTTGATGGCGGCAAGTTGAGCAGGCGAAAAGCCCGCCACTTGATAGCCAGGCAACTGCTGCGCAAGAGTTTGAGCACCAGGCTGCTGGTTGAAGGCCAGCTTCTGCGCCTCTTGCAGCAGCTTGAGCTTATACGCTTCAATCTCCGGGGCTTCCCGGACTATCTGTTGGGTGACTGTTTCGTCTGCCATTTCTTATCCTTTTACGATGCCGCCTTCGAGCTTTTTCATGAGCTTGTACATGCGCGCCGCACCTTTGCGACGACTGCCGCCACCGGCATTTCGCACAGCCTTGGCTGTGAAGACAAATTCACCATCAGACAGCATCGCTGGGATGTCATCCGAAGTCCCTGTGCCAGGGCCGTTGATTGGGCCGTTCTTGCGAGGGAAGTGCGTCATCTTGGCGTCACCGCCCTTAGCATAGCCGCGAGGCTGGCCATCTGGACCGTAGATCAAAGGCACACCATACAGGCCTGACACGTTGTAAGGCTGTGCTACGCCGCCGGGCTGGCGCGTGACACCACCAGGCATGATCACACCAGGCTGGCCAACAGGGATGTTGGCGTAGGACGGTGTCTGAACAATCGGGCTGGCCGGTTGGTCAGGACGTGTGTAGGTACTCAACCCGCCAGCGAACTGGTTAGGGTTATCCCTCATATAGTCGGAACCGGTGTAGTTGCGGTTGAACGCAGGGTTTTGGTTGGCAGGGTCGCCTTGCATGCCGCCAGTGGCTGCAACTGCTGCGGTTCCTGCCAGAGCCAAAGGACCGTATTTGGTCAAAATACCTGCGTCTGCTGGCAAGCCTGGACGGCTTGGCGAGAGGTACTCGTTGTACAAGTTCTTGGCACCGGTGGTCATCTTGTCCAGGAAGCCTGTGGGCTGTGCGACAGAAGGAGTGCTTGACAGGCTGTAGTTGGCAGCGCCGCTTGGCATCATTGTCGGGCTCATTGGAGCGCGTATGCCGGAGCCCATTGCGTCGCCCATGCCAGGCGCACCTGTCAGGGAAGGAGTACCAAAGCGCAGGCCGGAGCCTGACGCGCCATCCATGCCAGGAACGGCAGAGGTCGGCGCTGTCAAGCTGTAGTTTGGAGTGAAGTTGCCAGCAGCATCGTAGCTGCCAACAGGAGCCGCACCAGGCATCTTCAGGCCAGAACCGGTGTATTGCTGGTTGCTGGCCAAAAGGTCTTGTGCAGTGCCTGTGGTGCCCACTGCACCAGGGGCCTTAACAGCGCCGCTGTAGTCGCCAGACTTGACCATATCGGCTGCTGTCTGGTCACCTGCCATCGCACGCCTGAACACGTCGTCGCGCATCGCGTTTTCTTCGGGAGTGCGGCCAAGGCTTGTGTCCTTCAAACCTGACATGGCTGCTGCCGTAGCACCAGAAGTCAAGCCCAGTTTCAGGGCATCTGATGTGCTCATGCCGCCCAACTTGCCGATACCGGCACCGATCACACCTGTTGCCAGGCCCGTGTTCAGTGCACCACCGGCTGCGCCTGGGAGGTACTGGCCAAGAGAGGCAACAGGGCTTGCGCCCATGATTGTGCCGCCACCGCCAATGTAGCCCAAAGCGCCAGAAATCAAAGCATCTTTGACAGAGCCGCCGGCCATGAGCGTCGTTCCTGCGCCCGCGAGACCTGCTGCGGTGCCCATGGAAAGGCCCACGCCTGCTGGTCCGAGGACCGCTGCCAACGCAATGGTGCCCAAGACGCGTCCAACAGGGCTTTGCAGCACCTTCTTGACAACGCCAACAACACCTTTGACAACGGACTTGACCGCGCCCACCACCTTGCCAACAACACCGCCCTTAAATTCAGGCAGGCCTGTGGCAGGGTTGATCGTGCCAGAGCCGCCACGGCTCTTAAGCATTTGAGCTTCTTCAGGAGTAATGTGTGCCAGGATGCGGTCACCGCCGCGCCCTTTGGACGCCAGGTATTGGCCAACATCTGCCAGACCACCAGAGGCCATAGCCATTGGCTGCAGACCTTCGACAACAGGAGACAAGTCCATGGGCTCTTGAGCGCCGCCGCCTTGCATCTGCGACATCTCTTGCAGCACCGCGAGCATTGCGCCGATGAACTCAGGATCGTATTCCTCAGGCATGTCCCCTTCATCAAGGGCACCGCCTTCAATCATCTTTTGGAGCAGGTTTTTGTAGTCACCAGGATTCTGGCTGACGTATTCAAAGACTTGAATCAACAGGTCCAGCTGCTCAGGTGTCAGCTGGAGGTCACCGATGTTTTGGCGAATGGACTCCTTCAGAGCTGCTTGCTCTCCAGGATTGACCATGCCAAGCGCGGTCATTGCGGCGTCGTACGAATCAGCGCTCGTGACGGTCGGTTGTTGTTGGGCTTCTTCACCCTGCATAGCACCACCCTGTGGGAGTGCCATGATGCCTTCATTTGCCATGGTAGTCCTTTCCAATTTGTGCCAGTAGCCTCATGGTGGGCTGCGCGCCGGGAAAGGACGCGTTAATGGCTAAGATTATCCAACAAAATATCAAGTTTTGTCCACTCATTACGCTCTATCAATCTCAAGATAGGACAGGTAAAAGTGCACCGTGGTGACGCTGGACTCGACCCGGAGGGTATCTAGCGCCTGCAGTACGAGGGGAACGCCGTTGAAAACGTCAATCGTGGCGTTTGGGGCCAGGATGTACGACTTCAACAAGAAATGCTCTGAGCCGGCACCTTCGTCGTATTGCGACACAGTGATCAAGGACCGCGAGCCATTGACATTGGTAATGCGCAGCGACTTTGCGATCGTCATGTTCCCCTCAGGAACGGTGTAGATCGTTGTCTCTGTGGCGGCACTCGGGATCAGCGCTTTTCGGAAGTATTTATTGGCCATGATTATCTCAATGCGGATTCGTAGGTAACCGTCAAGATCGCTGACGGAATAGCTGGGCAAAAGGCTGTTGCGGCTTCAGTGGAGATATGAATGTTGGTGTCGTCCACTGCCCACATTAACTGAAAATAGTCGCCGGCATTGAGGTCCAACAAGAAGTTCCATGCTGCAACGGTCTCGGCCGAAGTACCTTGGATCGCCAGGCGAGTTGCGCTGTCCGCGATGTCTGTTCCGTTGACCCTGGCCCAAATCCAGATGTACCCCGTCGAGCCCGACGCTTTATCTAACTGCAGCGAGAACTCAAAGTTGTAGGCACCCGCAACGTCAACATACACACGGGATGTCGGAGTACCAACATAGGTTGCATACGCCGTCACGGTGTTGTTCAAGGTCACAGCATAGGCAGTGTTGATGACCGCTGCATCCTGGCGCACATTGCTGTAGTAGGAGCCGTAAGGCAGCAGTGTGTTCTGTCCGACGTTCACTGCAGAGTTGTTTCCGCCACCCTCGTAGAACGATACCGCCTGGTTGACGTTGTCGCTGGTGACAGGGGTGTAGGTGTTGTTCAGCTGAAAGACAATTTGCTCGAGCGAACGCACCAGCTGGTTGAACTGCGCCGCATCGTAGCCTGATGGCGACGCGTTGGGCAGGCGGACGTTGTTGATTTTGCTCATCGCAGGCCGTCCGGCTGGATGTCAACGCGCATCGTGCCAAAGCGCCACCAGGTGCCCAACTCATCGCTTTCAATGCGCAGTTGAATCTGTCGACCACGGGCGCGCGTGCTGACGTATTCCGTGCCAGGTGCAATGATGTACGGGTCCAAAGAGCTGGCCGTTGCCGGAGCCTGTGGATAGGGACGCAGACGCAAGTGCACTGTGATGTTGCCTTCCTGACGCTTAAAGTCAGGAATGAACTTCTGCATGAGCAGCATCTGGTCACCGTCACCGATGTCAAAGTAGCCCGAGTACACATAGGCGTCGATGGGCTCGCCGTTGCCGTCCACACCGTCTTCCTGGTTGTACAAGTGGCTGCGACCAGGAGTCAGGCCGTAGATTGTGGAAATGGTAGCTTCGTTGTCCAACGGGTCGTACTTGGCAGCCAAAGGTTTCTCAAATGTGCCGATGTCGGTCCACGCTGTGCGGGCCATCGTGCCAACGGACCAGACGTTTTCCATGTAGTTGTACGTCACATAGCGGTTGACATAGTCACTGCTCAGAGACGGGTAGTACCACGTGACCTCGTTGAACTGGGTGTTGATGCCCACGTTCACCGAGGTGGCCTGGATGATGTTCAAGTCCTCAAACACGTAGTCCTGCACGGTGCAGGGAATCTTCTTGACCGTACCGTCAAACACAAAGAACGCGTCCTTGCTCATCCAATACGCCACACCGTTAACGTCAGCAGAGGCATGTGGGCCAATGATGCCGCAGTTGGCACCCAGCTGTTGGAAGCCAAAGGTGTAGGGAGGTCCGAGGTACTGTTGGCCATGAATGGACGTATCTGTCCAAATCAAAATCTGACCACGTGAGCGCAGCGCTGAGATGATCTCGTTGCCGTCCGTGAGCCGTTGTCCGCCAGCCGTGTTGGTTGCAGTGGCGACAAAGTCGTTGATGCTCTCCTGGCTTGAAAAGCGCACATACATCGGGTCCTGGGTGCTTGGATCGCCAAGCGTGCTCTCAGTGCCAAAGCAGACCAGGTGCCTGTCAGGGGTCGACACCAGAGCATACTTGCTCTTGGTTGGAGCGCCTGCAAGGACCGTGGCCCGCGTGCCGATGCCCGAGGTTGGGTCCCACTCGTAGATGCCCCCATCCACCAGCTGCATGATGAGGTTCTGGCCGTAGTTGTCAAACTGCCAGACCTGCGCCAGCAATGACAAAGATGTGGACGCAGGGCGAGGAGTGCCCCAGGTGCTCAAGCCCCAAGTGCCAGTGCCCCAGCCGAAGTCGACGAAGCTGATGTCACCTCCGACGTTGATCTGGTAGGTCGCCGTTGCCGTGCCGGCCGCTGTGGCCGTGGATGTCGCTTGGGTCGGGGAGAGGATTGTGTATTCATCTGGAGTAAGTATCTCCTGGATTTCAAACTCGTGATTCAAGTCAGCATTGGGAATGCCGCCAGGGTCACCGGTGGTGCTGCTGAAGGTGACGAAGTCGCCCTGCACTGCGCCATGCGCAACGTCGTTTACGGTCACGGTGGTTGATCCGTTGACCGTGTCAAATGTCACACCGCCCGTGGCCCGGATTGGGGTGATGTCGCCCCACGCTCCGCCGTAGAAACCGTAAACCTTGCGGTTTGTTCCGAGGGCCGCGTACGGCACGCCATCAAGCCCGTTCCAAGTGAAAATCTCACTGGCAGAGCCTACGAAGTTGATGGTGGTGTTGCCGAACTGCGTCCAGCCGCCAATCTTCTCTGGCAGGCCATAGCGAAAGCGCACATAGTCGCTGTCCACCCAGCCGCCTTCAGCGCCGTATTCGGTGTTTTGCTTGTCAACCCCGGGCTTGAGGAACAGTCTGAGCAGTGCCATATCAACCCTTTGCAGCGCGCATGTTGTCGACTAAGTTGGGGTATGGACGGCCAGCCTTTTTGGCAGCCGCTTTTGCAGAGGCCTTCTTTGCAGGGGTCAATGCCTTTGGCTTGCCAATGGCCTTAGGGCGTTTTTTGTCCCAGATGGGCTTGGTTTTCATGTGACGCGTCTCCATTCAGGTTTGCCGTCACCTCGACTAAAGTGCGGCGTATCGACCAATTTGAGGCCATTTCCGCCCCAGGAATTGAGCGGATGCAACGATTCCCAGTATGCGCCAAGTGGGGCCAAAACCTTCTTGTCGTATACCAATTTTCCGTCAACGAAGAAGTTGAAGTCAACCGCCAGGCGCTTCAGGTGCAGCGAGTTCATGGTCTGGCTGCGACCGGTTTTAACGTAGATGGCCTGCTGTTCAGGGGTGCGGTACAACTCACCAGCGGTGACCAGAAAACCCTGGGAGGTTGCAAACTCAACGAGCTTGCCCATGTCCAACAAGAAAGCTGCTTGTTCTTTACTCAGGCTCATTTGTCGCCTCCCTTGCGCATTTCCATGACCTTCTCAACGGTGCGGCCGCCAAAGTAAGCGGTCATCACCAGCATGCCCCACTGGCCCAGCAGGCTGACGTAAGCCTCTTGTACCTGGATTCCTGCGGCGGAGAGGCCAGCAAAGATCAGGTAGGCGGTGAGGATGTAGAGCAAGGTGCCTGGGCGAATGTTCTTGGACAGCCAGGAGTCGGAGGCCATATCAGCCTTCCAGCGGTCGCTGACGTTGTCTTCCTGGTTGGCCTGTGCAGCCAGGAGCGCCTTGAGTTCTTCTTGCTCAAGGCGGGCCTTTTCAATGCCTAGCTCCAAGAGCCGCTCTTCGTGGTCATATTCCAGCTGGCGCAGCTTGCTGATCTCTTCAGGACTGGGGTTGTCTGAGATTTTCACACCCAGTGTTTTCTCAACAACCTCTTTGCCTTTGGCCTGGATGGCTGACGACAAAAGGCCCAGACCATTCTGGGCCAAGGTTCCGAGCAGTGATGCAACGATTGGAATCATTGGTTTTCCTTCTTCTCTAGTTCTTTCAACAGCTTTTCAATCCTGGCCTCTGTGCGCTCTGCCTTTTTCTGTATTGTCAGGGTATCAAAATACAGCATCGCCATCAATGGCAGCAGCAAACAAAACAAGAGCATCAGCAGCACCACAACGGCTATATGTCCCGATTCTGGTAAATGACGTACATCAGTGCCCACAACTCCAGAATCAACAGCAGGACTGCTCCGAAAATTAAAGCCTCGTCCGTTAGTTTGTCCAACCGTTTTTGACGTAGCCATTTTCTTTTCCGTTCTGCCAGTACTTCCTGCTTTATCTCTTCATCATGCTTCTTTGCCAGTTTTGCAAACTCTTTTTCATACCTTGACCATACTGCCCCGAGTGCCGGGTCCGTGTGGTAAATCAAATACTCACGCAACTCAACCGACTGTCTCTCAAGTTCAATCTGGTTGAACACATTTTCAAGCGCTTGCGCCTTGAGCGATTTTTCCTTTGGCGGGTTAAGCTCTTGTCGCTTGACTTCTTTTTTTACTTCCTCATGCGCCTCAAAGAACTGCCCTATGTATCCAGAAATCTCCTTCGTTACTTTGTAAAGGTCTGAGCCTGTTGCCTTGGCGTCTTTGTACAGCGCAATGCCTTGCTTGATGCCAGCAATTGCGGTGAGAGCGAGGGTAATAGGCTCAATCTTGTCCTCACTTCAATTCAAAACTTAAATTTGCATGACGGGGGTACTGCACAACGCGTTCCCCCTCAGGGCATTTGTACTTGATCGTCGCCAACAAAGTGGCTTTTCCGTGAGCGATTTTCTCTTTTTGCACCATTGTCAGTTGGTACGTAAAGGTGTCAATCTCTGGCCCTGCTGGACCGCTGAATTTACTGGCGGTGGTGGCCGCTGCATGGACCATCCCTGCTGCATCGCGGATGCTCGGAGTAAAACTCTCAACAGAGCAGTCGTCACGCTTCTTGATCCGCGCAACGGTGACGTTTATTGGCTTGCCAGCTTCTGCCACGATCTTAAAGTTCTCAGGTGACCACTCAATGATTGCGCGGTCAAACCAGCCAAACTTGTCGGCCAGCGTGTAGCTGCCGCCCAGTGCGGCAACACTGGCAGCAACTGCACCGATAGCCTTGGTTACGTCGATCATGGCTGTTCCTTACATAGTCGCTCCCGATGCAGCAGGAACCGTCGTGATCTCGATCGCCACTGACTGTTTCAAGTTCAGTGGTTGGCCACAATCGGCGCAGGTGTCTGCGTCGATCTCGGACTGATCCAGGTCGTAGCCGCACGCACCGCAGAGAACTTCTACGGCGTGTGCAGGTTCGATACTGCCGTCAGGCAGCGTTCGTGACGGGCTTTGTAGCTTCATCGGACTTTGCCATTTCAGGCATTGGAATTTGGGGCTGCACTTCAGCATGGATGGCATTGACCAGCTGGAACACTTCGCCGTAGGGGCGCGTACCCAGGTAGCCTAA